GGTTAAGCGACCTAACGAAGAAAAACCCATTTGGTTTTTTCTAACAAGTTCCAGCTTTGACCTATGACGCCTAAACCAAAATTCACGCAACTAGCCGAGCGCATGGGCGTTGACGTTCGAACGATTACGAACTGGCGGAAACGCGACGGCTTTCCGCATGACGGAACCGTTGACGAGATCAAAGCCTGGGCGGACTCGCACGGACTCGGACGCGTAGGCGGCAGCGGTGGCGGACTCGCCGACCTCAAAGCCGAACTCATGCGCGAGCAGATCCGCCTCGCCCGGTCGAAGAACGAACGCGAGGCCGGCGACGTGATTGATCGCGAGGTCGTCGAGGCGATGCTCGTGACGCTCGGGCAGAAGCTCGACCTGCTCTTGCGGCTCAAGCTCACGATCGAGCTCGGCCCGCGCGGCGTCGGCATGAACGCGGCTGAGCTGAACGTCGAAGGCGCCGCGATCCTGGCGGAGATCCGCGAGGTCGTGAACGCGAACATCGCGACGTTTGAGGCCGAGGCGCTGGACCGGTCGAGGGAGTGAAGGACTTTCAAATTTATCATGAAAAAACTAAAAAAAGGTGACCGAATTCGATTAAACACCCGAACCATATCAGGCTGGAAAGGCATCGGAACAATTACCGAAGATCAAGAGCAGGAAGAGGCTGCGATTTCATTCCGTAAGGATGGAGGAACAGAGGAAAACAATCGAGCAATGCGGCATGAGGTAACGCTTCTTAAGACAAACACCATCGGTCATCTAACCGCAAATCGCCGCTAGGATCGTGACCGCCTCCGACGCGCTCCTCACCACGCTGCGCCTTCCGCAGCCCGACCGCTCGCCGATCTACGAGTGGGCGCGCAAGCATATCATCTTGCCCGAGTCATACGCGACGCCCGGACCGTTCAACGTGCGCATCTCGCCGTGGCTCATTCCGATCTTCGACGCGCTCCAAAACCCGCTCGTGCGCCGCGTGCATTTCCGCAAGGCCGTGCAGATCGGCGGGACGCTTGTCGCGGACATCTGGGTGCCGTGGCTGATTTGCAACGACGCCGGGCCGATCAGCTGGACGATGCAGACCGACGAGATGATTGACCGGCATGCCAAGAGCCGGCTCAACCCGATCTTCGAATCCTGCAAGCCAGTTGCGGCTATGCTGCCGAGACCGGGACCACACCGGACGACGACCGAGATCTACTTCGGCGGATTCTTTTTCCTGCTCAACCCGGCGAACCTTTCGAGCCAGCAATCGCAGTCGATCCGGTATAAGATCAATGACGAGATCTGGCTGCCAAAATGGCAGGAGGTTTACGGGCACGCCGTCGCTCGCGTCAGTCGCTTTGAAGAAGTGGGGCGCTCGAAGATTTACAACACAAGCCAGGCGCCGATCATGGATCTCGAGACCGGCAACGTGGAGGACACGAGCTTCCGCCAGGGCACCCAGCAGGAGTGGAGCACCGAGTGCCCGGCGTGTCACAAGATCCACCCGGTCGCGTTCGCCTTGGACAAAAACGAAGACACCGGGCTCCGTGGCGGCGTGGTCTGGGATGCCGCGGCAAAGCGAGATGACGAGACCTGGGACGTGGCGCGAGCGGTCGAGTCCTGCCGTTTCCGCTGCCCGCATTGCGGCCACGAGTCGCCGGACACGGACACGACGCGGACCGGATGGAAGCGCGCCGGGCGGTTCGTGCCGCTGAATCCGGCGGCGCCGGCCGAGATCCAGAGCTTTCGCGTCGAGTCTTTGGTCAGCCGGCCGATGCGGCTACTGGTCGAAGAATTCTGCCAGGCCGACAATCATCACGTGCGCCAGGGCGATGACATGATGAAGATTGAGTTCCGGACCAAGCGCGAGGCAAGGCCGTGGATCGTTGAGAAAAAAGTGGTGAACCTATTTGTCCAGGCGTCCGACTATACCGTTGCGCAGTTCTCGAACGGCGAAGGCATCGAGGGCGAGGTCATTCGATTCATGTCGATCGATCGCCAGCAAGATCACTGGTGGGTCGAGATCGGCGCGTTCAGTTCGTTGACCGGTCCGACTTACAAGCAGCTTTACTTTGGGCGCATCGAGACGCGGGATCAACTGCGGCAGATGCAATACCGCTACAAGGTCCAAGACGCATGCGTGGCACAAGATCGAGGCTATCGCCCGGCCGACGTTGACCGGGACTGCGCTGACTTTGGCTGGCGCGGGATGCGCGGACACGCGCGCAAGACCTGGACGATGCGCGACGAGCACACCGATGCGCTGGTCAACTTCCCATTCTCGGAGCCCCGGGTCAGCGACTACCGCGGCGGCGACGTGTATTACTACGACTGGAGCGGCGACTATTTCAAGGACCTCCTGGCGAACGCGCTCGAGGCCAAGGGCGATCTCAAATGGCTCATGCCCGCCGACGTTAATCCGCTTTACCTCGAGCACCTCAAGGGTGAGTCCAAGGTCGAGATCCGGACCGGCGTCTGGGAATGGCGTGAGGTAAAAAGCAACGCGCCGAACCACGGCTTGGACACGAGTGCGATGATGCTCTGCATGGCGACGATCGCGAACGTGATCCGCTACGCGGCGCCGAAGGAATAGGGCAAAATCAATTCTATTTATGACCTCAAAAAGACCCTATGATAAACAACGATATGCTCTGTGGGCTGCAATTCCCGGTAATCGCGAAAAAGACAGAGCTAGGCAAACTGAGTACAGAAGGAAAAAAGGCATGCTCTCTAGCAAAGATGCGTTTGAGATTAAAGGCAGACGCATTTTACACAACCCAGAAGCGATGGAAAAGAGTCGGCAAACCACAAAAGCAAAAAAGGAACTTCACCCAAATGCTTCGTTTTGGAGTTTATTGTCCCCATGTGGACAGGTATTTAAGTTCCGAAACCTGCATGCTTTTGTTGAATCTAATCAGCACTTATTTACACCCTATCAACTAGAGCATGTTAGAAATGTAAAGGGACGACCAAGAGCACGCGTAATAGTATCTCTGAGCGAATTATCGCCAAGAAGAAAGCGAAACTGCGAAACAATCTTTGGATGGAGATGGCACATCGACGGAAAAGATCACGAAACGCTTCTAGCTGTTCTGCCTGCGCCGAGCCAATAGAAGGGCCGGTTTGACGTTTCGAGCAGTGGTATGCTCGACAACCCATTTCTCGGACTGGACACCGCGACGCTGACGGCGCTTAAGACCAAGACGATTGACGCGATCCAGGCCGTGCTGCTCAACCAAAGTTACAGCCTCAACGGCAAGAGCGTGAGCCGGGCGGATCTCAACGCTCTGAACAACATGCTCGGCAATTTGCAAGACGCATTGACCGACGCGGCCGGAACGTCAACGGATACGACCTTCATTAGCTTCAACGGCAACTAAACACCATGAGCAACGACTTCTTCGACGCGTCAAAATTGGTCGCGCAAAAACCTTGGCTTGATCGCGCGCTCGAAAACATTGCACCGACCTGGGCGCTCAAGCGTCTTGAGGCTCGCGTGCAGAAGTCTTTGTTCGAGTATAACGCGGCGCGCACCAATCGACTGTATTCGCCGAAGCAGTACGCTCAGCCGGCCGAGAGCTCGCAGAATCAGCGCGACCGCGTGGTCATGATGTACGAGGCGCGCGACCTGGTGGAAAACTTTCCAGAGGCGCGGGAGATCTCGCGCAAGTTCGGCCTCTACCTGACGCCGCACGAATACTCACCGACGACCGGCGACCGCGATTACAACCGCGTCATCGATGAGTATTTTCATCAATGGTGCAAAAACTGCGACGTAACCAACCGTCACAGCTTCAAGAAATTGGTGCAACTCGCAGCCGAGGAACGGCCGATTGACGGTGACTGCGGCTTCGTGATTCGTCGCAGCGGCGAAGGTCTCAAGCTCCAACTCGTGCCGGCCACGCGCATCGGCAACCCAAACGATACCGCGGTCGCTTCGAACAATTATTACCAGGGCATTATCACAAACGACTTCGGCCAGCCGGTCGCATATCGGATCTTCCGCGTGGACCGCAACGGCGTTTACTTTGGCGCCGAGGACATCCCCGCGAATCAGTTTTGCCATTACTTCGACCCGTTTCGCGTCGATCAATACCGCGGCATCACCGATCTGCACAGCGCGATCCAAACCGCGCGGATGCTCCACGAGATCCTCCAGGCGGAGAAGGCCGGCGTGCGCTTCAGCTCGCAACAGGCGGCGCTGATCTTCAACGACCGCGGCACCGCGAACCCGCGCAATCTTTTCCAGCCGAATCCGACGATGACTCTGCCGAACGGGCAGCAGCAGAAAAACGAGCTTACCGAGGTCGGCATGATTCGGTACTTCCAGAACTCCGACCGCGTCGAGGTCATGCCGTCGCGTCCATCGCAGGCGTTCACGGGTTTTGTGCAGCATCTCATGCACGAGATTGCGCTCGGCGTCGGCGTGCCAGAAGGCGTGCTGTTCGGCACCCAAGACTACAAGGGACCAAGCGTGCGGGCAGAATTCGCCGCGGCCGATCGTGTCTTCACGAAGCAGCAAGGCGTGCTCACCGACAAGGTCTTGGATCCGATCAAGGACGCCGTGATCCTCGATGCTATCGCCCGCGGCGAGATTGCGCCGCCGACGTTGCTCGCCGGCGAGACCATGGTGCAGGCGTTGCGCCGGGCGACCAAGGGCGAGTGGCGCTTCCCGGCCAAGCTCTCGATCGACGTTGGCCGCGAGAGTGCGGCAAACATGAATGAAAACCGCCAGGGCGCCAAATCACTCCAGGAGATCGCAGCCGAGGAAGGCACCGACGCGTTCTCCAGGCTCGAGCAGATCGCAATCGAGGCCGGCTTTGTGAAGGAACTCGCGGTCAAATACGGTGTACCGGAGACGGCGATCCGCCTCACCACGACCTCTCTGCCAAGCACGCCAGCGGCCGCAGCCGCAGCCGGCGACGCAGTCGGGGCGAGCGCAGCCGAGGCACAGGCCGCCAGCGTTGCAGCGGCGCCGGCCGCAATCGAGCCAGTTCAGCAGATCGAAAACGATGCGAACCTGGTCACGATCAACTTCGCGACCGACTCTTACATTCCGACGGACGCGATGGCGGAAAACGCTCGGCGCGCGCTCGAGATCCGCGAGAAAAAGCCGATGTCGCAACGCGGCATGACCAGCGTCGGAATTGCTCGGGCCCGGGATATCATGAACAAGCGGCCGATGTCCGAGGACACCGTGCGCCGAATGAAAGCATTTTTCGATCGGCATGAAGCCGACAAGCAGGGCGAGACCTGGGACGAGCAAGGTAAGGGCTACCAGGCGTGGAACGGGTGGGGAGGAGACGCCGGCTACTCCTGGTCAACAGCGATCGTCGAGCGGCTGAATAAGCAGGCCGACACGAAGGAGCTCAAGCTAGCATCGACCGAAGTGCGTCAGACCTTTGCAGCGTTACAACCGCCGGAGCCCGAAGAGTGGCTCGACGCGGTGCAGAATTTCCGCGCGAAACAGAACGGCCGCGTCGATGAGATTAAGCAATCCATCCTCGGGACCAGGTCGATCATTGAGTTGACCAAAAAACAGTATGAGCTCCCGACGCCCAACGCCGAAGAAACGCACGACGACTTCATGACTCGATGCATGGCGGATCCGGTCAGCACCGCTGAATTTCCCGACGCTGAACAGCGCACCGCGGTCTGCATGAGGCAGCACGAAGGCCTATTTGCAAAAGTCGGCGAGCGAGGCGCAATCGTCGCATCAGACAAGGCGCCGAAGTCGGACACGCCGCGGCAAGATCCGAAGGGCGAGGGCAGCGCCAAGGGCGACGCAAGCGGCAAGAGCGGCGCAAAAGTTACCGCGGAGCAGGAGGCGACGCTGCAAAAGAAAGCCGACGACTTCAACGCGAAGGACTCGAACACGCGCAACGGCCGAGCGACACCTGGCGCGCTCAAGGCTGTTTTCCAACGCGGTCTCGGTGCGTTTAACACCTCGAGCAGTCCGCGCGTCACCTCCGCGTCGCAGTGGGCGTTCGCTCGCGTCAACGCGTTCCTCTACCTCTTGAAAAACGGACGACCAGAGAACCCGAAATATACGACCGATAACGACCTCTTGCCAGAAAAGCATCCGAAGGCTGGGAAATAAAATCATGATCCACACTCAGACCCAAATCGACAACCTCATCGAGCTAGCAATCATCCAGCGCGTCGAGCTCAAGAAGCTCGTCGAGTCGCTGCCCGAGTTGCGCACGCACCTCTCGGTCGAGATCGAGCGCAACCTCAACGAGATCGAGCCACTACTGCGCGAAGAGCTGCAATCCTATTTACTGACCAGCTCCCAGGCCGAGCACGCAAAGCTGGGCAATGCGCTCAAGCAAAAGATTGCCGAGCTAGCGATCCAACTCGAGGACACGACCGCTGCGAAGTATTCCGTGTTGATGGCCGAGCGCGCCGAGAATGAAACGTTGTTGGCCAAGGCCGAAGCACGTATCGCCGAGGCTGCATCTGCGCTACCGAACGCGGTCAAAGAAATCGTCACCGACGAGCTCTCTCGCTTTCCTCGCGCGGGCGAGATCGATAAACTGCGCAAAGAATTCGCTGAGCCGAAGGGCTTGAATCCCCGGGGCAAGTGGGCGCCAGGCGAGACCTATCAGCGCCTGGACCTGGTGACATGGAACGGCGATTCCTTTGTTTCGAATATCGACGGCAACCGTGAGCGGCCGAGCCGGAGCGCGGCAGACTGGACTCTAAATGCGGCACGCGGCAACAGTGGCGGCGGCGGCGGTGTCACATCGATCACCGACCTCTTACCGATTCCAAGCAGCGGGCAGATCCTTGGCAGCGAAGGTCCGAACTACGTGCCGAAGAACCTAGTGGCCGGCAGCAACATTACGATCACCGAGACGCCGACGACGATCACGATCACAGGCGACGAGGGACAGATCGAGTTACAGGACGGAACCGAAGCGGCGCCGTCGCTATTCTTTGTCAACGACACGAACACCGGACTCTATCGCCCGACGGCGGACACGGTCGGGATCGTCGGCGGCGGTCACGACATCCTGCGCCTGACTGACGTGGCGAGCGCTACCGATTACCTCGAGATCAAGAATGGCATCGGTGTTGGCAGTCCGCTTCATGTACTCGCCGAGGGCGCGAGCGCGAACATCGGCGTGCATTTGCAGCCGAAGGGCAGCGGGCTTTTCACGATCAGCGACGGCACCGATTTCAACAAGGGCATCCGCTTCCGCAGCTCATCGAGCGCAGCCAGCGCAGTCACTTTGATCGACGCCGTCTCGACGGCCGGCCGCGTGGTTACTTTGCCAGACGCAACCGACACGCTGGTTGGACGTTCGACCACCGACACGCTGAGCAACAAGACGATGATCGCGCCGGCGCTAGGCACGCCGACCGCTTTGATCGGCACGAACATCACCGGCACCGCGGCAGGACTGACCGCGGGAAACGTAACCACGAACGCAAATCTGACCGGCGATGTCACGAGCGTGGGCAACGCAACAAGCATCGCCTCGGGCGTGATTGTAAACGCAGACGTAAACGCGAGCGCGGCCATCGCTTACTCAAAACTGAACCTCGCAACGAGCATCGTCGATGCGGACATCAGTGCAGCGGCCGCAATCGTGGACACGAAGCTCGCGACGATATCGACCGCTTCGAAGGTCTCGAACAGCGCAACCACTGCGACCTCGGCGAACACCGCCAGCGCAATCGTTGCACGCGACGCCAGCGGCAACTTTACCGCCGGCACGATCACGGCGAACCTGACCGGGAATGTCAGCGGATCCTCCGGTAGCACGACCGGCAACGCGGCCACGGCTACGGCGTTGCAGACGGCTCGCGCGATCAACGGCGTCAACTTCGACGGCACCGCGGCAATCACCGTTGCGGCCGCAGCCGGCACACTTACTGGCACAACCCTGGCATCGAACGTAACCGCATCGAGTCTGACCAGCGTTGGGACGCTTGGCTCGCTCACCGTCACCAATCCGATCACAGGCAGCGTCACGGGATCCAGCGGAAGCACGACCGGGAACGCAGCGACGGCGACGGCTCTAGCGACCGGGCGCACCATTTCGATCACGGGCGATATTGCTTACACCTCGCCGAGCTTCGACGGCACCGGGAACGTCACCGCGGCCGGCACGCTCGCGACCGTAGCGACGCCTGGATCTACTGGCGGCAGCACCGCGATCCCGATCATCACGATCAACGCGAAAGGTCTCACGACCTCGATCACGACCGCGGCGGTCATTGCGCCGGCTGGTACGCTAAGCGGCAACACCCTGGCGGCCGGGGTCACGGCTTCATCGCTGACCTCGCTCGGTACGATCGCGAATCTGACCGCGACGGCCGGCACGATCTCGACCACGCCTACCGCATCCACCGACATCGCGAACAAGCTCTATGTCGATACGGTCGCGCAAGGTCTCGACGCGAAAGCCTCGTGCGTCGCGGCCACCACGGCGGACATCACGCTGACCGGAGCGCAGACCATCGATGGCGTGAGCGTCGTCGCGGGCAATCGCGTCCTGGTCAAAAACCAATCGCTCTCGCAAAACAACGGTATTTATCTTTGCGCCTCGGGATCCTGGACTCGGACGACCGACGCGAACACCTGGGACGCGTTGACCTCGGCTTTCACCTTTATCGAGCAAGGCACGGTCAACGGCGATTGCGGCTTCGTATGCACGGCGAACGCCGGCGGCACCCTGGGCACTACCGCGTTGCCCTGGTCACAGTTCTCGGGCGCCGGTACGTTCACCGCCGGCACCGGGCTGACGCTGACCGGATCCGTATTCTCACTCACCTCACCGGTCGCAGTCGCAAACGGCGGCACCGGCTTGACCAGTCTGGGATCTGGCGTCGCGACCTTCCTGGGGACGCCATCCTCGGCGAACCTCCTGGCGGCGGTCAGCGACGAGACCGGATCCGGCTCGCTCGTGTTTGCCACGAGTCCGACGCTGGTCACTCCTGCACTGGGAACGCCTTCGGCCCTGGTGGGAACAAATATCACGGGCACGGCTTCCGGGCTCACGGCCGGCAATGTCACGACCAATGCCAATCTAACTGGCGCGGTTACATCAGTTGGCAACGCCACCTCGCTCGGCTCTTTCTCCTCGGCCAATCTTGCGGCTGCGCTGACCGATGAAACAGGCAGTGGCGCGGCGGTGTTTGCCACGTCGCCAACCCTCGTCACGCCAATCCTCGGCACACCATCCAGCGGCACGCTATCGAGCTGCACGGGTCTGCCCATCAGCACGGGCGTCTCGGGTCTCGGCACGGGCATCGCTACGGCACTGGCGGTTAATACTGGCAGCGCGGGTGCTCCGGTGCTGTTCAATGGTGCGCTGGGCACGCCTACAAGTGGCACGGTGACCAACCTCACAGGCACGGCGTCCATCAACATCAACGGCACGGTGGGCGCAACTACGGCTAACACAGGCGCGTTTACGACGTTGAGCGCGACGGGTACAATCACAAGCAATCCTGCTTCTGGAGACAACGTAAACTTTCAAAATGGCGCAGGCGTATCGCTGGGAAAAGTGTTTAACGATGCTGGGTTTTTTAACTTTCAAGGTTCTGCCAATGTTTCTGGAACGCGAATTGAGCATCCGACGCAGGTTCAAAACAGAATCAACGGGGCGACGATAACCACCACAAACTCCACCGGCCTCGCTGTTACTGGCGTTTCTTCTGCAACATCTACTGGTGGCGGTGCGGGTTTCAGTATTGTCCGCACGGGCGGTTCTCCCAGTACGTTCACTATGTTGAACAGTGGCGGCGAAATCATACACGAATACAACGCAGTTGGTTATGGCTTCAACATAAGCACGGCGCGGGTGGCTTCTATCTCCTCCACCGGACTCGCTGTTACAGGCGCGTTGAGCGCGACTGGACGATGCTTGATTGGCACTACAACTGGTGTAGGCAACGATTTTACATCTATTCGTTTTAATAGCTCCGGCAGCTACCCGCAGGGCTTGAACATGGTTGATGCCTACGCATCCGCTAGTGGCTCTGTATTTCAGGTATTCCGCAAATCTGATGATACCTACCTCGGCAACATTCGTCGCAGTGGAACTGACAATGCGATTTACGTTGGTGGCAATAGCTATCTTGCACTTGGGTCTGGTGATACAGAGCGTATGCGCATCGACTCCTCAGGCCTCGTTGGTATTGGGACGACGAGTCCTTCTTATCGATTAGATGTTCGTGCTTCAAGTACGGCCACCGCAGCTTCATTTAGCTCCACTAACACCACTGCATATTCCGGCACTTCATACAACGGAGGCTCGGCCAGAATATTTTTATCTACATCAAATGCGACTGGTGCATTTAATGGTATACAATTTACCACTGGTGCAAGCAATGAAGGATTTTTTGGTGTAGTTCAAGAGTCTGGCGGCGCCGGTGCTTTCGTATTTCAAGGCTATACTGGTGCAGCTTATACCGAGCGTATGCGCATCGACAGCAGCGGTAACGTCAGCATTGGAGTAGCATCAACGACGCATAGATTGCAGCTAGAAGTTCCATCTGGCGCAGATAGAGACATTTTTATTGCTTCTGTGGCTGGAGCTTCAAACGGATTTCGAGTGCAGTGGAATAATTCAACTTCAAAAATCCACGTTAACATTCAAAATTTGCCAACTTCTTCCGCAGGACTTTCTGCTGGAACTTTGTACGTTGTTGCTGGAGCCTTAATGGTAGCTTAATTAAAATAATATGAATACCGAACAAGCCCTCAATAACCTATACGCCGCCGCCCGCCTAGCTCCTCTGCCAGCCGAGCAACACGACATCATCCGCAAGTCTGCGGAAGTGCTCGTTGAAGCTCTGAAGCCGAAAGAAGAGAAGAAAGCTGAGTAACATGGCCGGAACTTCCGACACGAACTGGCGCAGCTACGTTGGCCCACAGGACAACGGGAAGCTGGTTACGTCCGAGGACTGGCAAGCTCCAAGCGACCCACGCAAGTGGGACGACTTGTTTAAATGTTCCAATGTGGACAACCTAACGGCTATTGGGCTGGTCATTCCTGCTAGCCGTGAGGACTCGATTGATTGCGTGCGCGGAAACGGCTATTCCTTTCAATCCTGCGTCATTCAAGGCTCAACAACGGTCAAAGGAGCCATTGACGGACTTAAGCTCAAGAACTGCGTTCTTTCGGGCACAGTGGAGCTAGGTCAATATGATAACTACTGGACTAAGGGCCGCGCCCCTACGCGCAATGTGTCCCTCATCAACTGTTGCTCGCCCGATGGGGAGCCTGTTCGCGTTAAGCTGTGGGATGCTGAGATGCCTGTGGTGCAGAATACCAATGTAAAAATCACCAAGATACCAAAGTGGGTTTGGTTGCCCTATTTCTTGTTCCGTCGTTTGACGAATCCCAAAGCAGTATAAGCCATGTTTCCTCTCGCTGAAATTCTAGGTATCGGCACGAAGCTGATCGACAAGCTCATTCCTGACCCAGAGGCGAAGGCCAAGGCTCAACTGGAGTTGGCGACGCTGGCGCAGAATGGCGAGCTGGCAAAGATGAACGCTGACCTTGAAGCGTATAAGACCGAGCAGAACAATCTCACGGAACGCGCAAAGTCGGATATGGAATCTGATTCGTGGCTGGCAAAAAACATTCGCCCAATCACGCTGGCTTACATTCTCACGGCGTATCTTCTGCTCGCAATTCTTGACGGTACGGCAATCGACATCGGAGATGCGTTTGTGGAACTGCTCGGTCAATGGGGGATGCTGGTAATGTCGTTCT